ACACGACTGCTGACGATACTACTGCGGATACAACAGACGACATTGATACTGGAGAACGCCTCTACGACTACACTAACCAACGTGAAGACGGCGGTTCACAAAACCTGTACTGGAACAACTACACTAGACAAGTAACAGCTAGTGAGCTTGAAGAACTGTACAACGCACCAGATAACAGCAGAGTTAGGGAAGCGTTTGGCACGTTTGATAATTACATGGCGTACATGGATGAGCGTCAAGACCTTATTGAAGAAGGTGAGTACAAGGCTGATTGGTGGGACACAGGAGTAGCTCTTATAGATCCAGAGAGTCTTGGCCGAGAAGGGGGAATGGACGATAGGGCGCTTGAAGGGTCTATTATTGACGAGGGCGTAAACCAAGCTCAACAGGGTTACCAAGAACAAGAAGACGTATTTACAAACCTATACGAGAAGTACACAGGCGAGTCGGTTGTTAAGTACCTAGACAACGGTGCTAAATACGAGTGGAACGGTACGTCTTTTGTTATGACTCAAGAGGCTTATGGGCCTCATGTTGGTAGTATAGTTGGTAGTGTTATTCCAGCTATTGTTATTTCAGCAGGTTTAGGGCCAGCGGGTGCTAATGTTTTTGGCGCTGGGGCAGGCGCTGGAGCGTCTAGAGGCGCTATAAGCGCCATGTTAGGCCAGTATATTTCTACTGGTTCTGTCGATCCCCGCTCTGTTGCTCAGTCTGCCGCTCTCGGCGGCATTGGTGGATTCTTTGATGACATAGTTAACGCTACGCCGGGAACTTACGGTGGATGGGTCGTTAATGGTGAAATCGTAGGAGCGCCCGGACAGTTTGCCATTGAAAAAATACAGTACCTCAGTAGAACTTTAGGTATTCCGTTTGATGAAGCTGCTGGTATTGTAGAAGGAATACTTATAGGTACTGTAAACGGAGAAGATTTAGAAGGCATCGCTATCAATGCTGTAGGCGGCTGGGGAGACGCTAAAGTAAATCAGTACGTAGAGGACGCTCTCGGAAACGCTGGTCTTGATGTGGATAATTTCTTTAGAGAAGGCTCTACAAACATCAGTACAGAAGCTCTACAAAGCCTCGTAAGCAACGGAATACAGGGCTTAGTAAGCGGTGGGATGTCAGAAACAGACGTATTCAAAACTTTTTACGATTACTTTGACAAAGGTGGTTCTTTAGACTTCTTGCTGCCGGGATTGTTGGATTTAGATGTTGACTTTGATGCATTGAGTTTATCGTTTCCTGACTTTAAATTCGACTTTTGTGAAAAGTTTCCTCAAGTCTGTAATGGAACTCTTGAAGGGTTTGATCTTAAATCTTGTGGCGATTACGGAGAAGGAGAGCAAAAACCTTGGTACTGTGATATTGACGTAGACTTGACTGGTGTAGATGTGGATTTACCTGATGTAGATATTGATATAGACATTCAATGTCCTGAGGGTTTTAAAGACGAGAACGGTAATTGTATACCAATAGACATTCAATGTCCTGAGGGTTTTAAAAACGAAGAAGGAGAGTGTTTACCAATAGACATTGGTTGTCCTGAAGGGTTTAAAGATGAAGACGGAACTTGTGTCCCGATAGACATTAATTGTCCTGAAGGATTCAAGTACAGCGAATCACAAAAACAATGTATAAAGATTGTTTGTCCAGAAGGTTTTAAAAATGAAGCAGGAGAATGCGTTCCAATAGATTGTCCTACTGGTTTTAGGTATGATGACTCAAGAGGAGAGTGTATACAGATACCTAAACTAAACTGCAAAGATTTAAACTTTAATATACCAAATAGTGTAAAGGGACAAACACACACTAAAAAAATAAACGAGGACGGAACAGAAGAATGTATACCTGATGTAGTTGAGTGTATCGAAGGTTTTGATTTCGACGGACAGACTTGTGTTGAAATTAAAGGTCCAGAAATAGGCTGCGAAGATAAGCAAATACCCAACGGTGTACAGAAGTTTAAGAAAAACAGTCTTGGTGAGTGTATACCTGATGTGGTTGAGTGTATCGAAGGCTTTGACTTTGATGGGCAACAGTGTGTTGAAATTAAAGGTCCAGAAATAGGTTGTGAAGATGAGCAAATACCCAACGGTGTACAAAAGTTTAAAAAAGACAGCTTAGGAAACTGCATACCTGATGTGGTTGAGTGTATCGAAGGCTTTGACTTTGATGGGCAACAGTGTGTTGAAATCACACTTCCGTGTCCTCCAACTCAAGTTAGAAACGAACAAACTGGTAAATGCGAGTGTCCTGAAGGACAAGAAGAAAACGCATTTGGATTGTGTGTAGATCCTGACGATAGCTGCCCAACAGGACAACAAAGAGATCCAGAGACAGGAGAGTGTGTAGAAGTTGATGTAGACACTCCTGACGTTGATACTCCAGATGTAGATATAGATTTTGGGTTTACTGTTCCACAACAGCCTATTACTGATGATAGAGGAATGTTTACAGGCACTGCTATTAACCAAGACGCTCAACTTTTGACAAGGACGGAGTTTCCAATAAGAGATTTTTTAGCAGAAGCACTGCCTAAACCTAAACAGAATACTGGCATGATGACAGGATTTAAAGTATGACGTACTTAGACATAGTAAACAATGTACTGAGGAGGCTCAGAGAAGACACGGTAACAACCGTAAGTGCTAACACGTACAGTGCTATGGTTGGTGACTTTATTAATGACGCAAAACAACTAGTGGAGAACGCTTGGGATTGGTCTAATCTTAGGTCTACCCTGACGATTACAACGGCTGCTGACGACTACACGTACTCACTGACGGGCTACCAAGACCAAGGTAAGATCCTGAACATTGTCAACGACACGTCTAACATTGTCATGGAGTACAGACCTCAGACTTGGTTTGACGATAAGTTCTTGGTACAGACTCCTGTCTCTGGCGAACCTCAGTACTACACCTTTAGTGGCATCGATGGCTCTGGTGACGCACAGATCGACGTGTACCCTAAGCCTGACGGTGTGTACTCACTGAAGGTCAAGAGTGTCGTCAGAAACGTAGCGTTGAGTGCTGACAGTGACACACTAGCTATTCCTAGTCAGCCTGTAATACACATGGCCGTAGCTCTGTTGGCTCGTGAACGTGGCGAGACAGGCGGTACATCAACACCAGAGTACTTTGCTATTGCTGACAAGTATCTGTCTGACGCTATTGCTCTGGACGCCCAGAAGCACCCTGAAGAAACCGTTTGGTTTACACCGTAGGAGATTCTAGATGGCCCAGCCACTACAGAGTATTAACCTAGTTGCTCCTGCGTTTAAGGGAATCAACACAGAGGATTCTCCGCTTGCACAGGATACGTCTTTTGCGGAGATTGCAGACAACGCTATCATCGACAGGCGTGGTCGTTTGGCTTCACGCAAAGGTAACGCTGTTGTCACGACAGACAAGACAGAGTTAGGTATTGACTACCTCTCTAACATCCACGAGTTTTACGACAGTGCTGGCAACGAGGTAATCTTCAGTACTGGTAACAACAAGATTATGACAGGTACGACTACACTGGTTGACGCAACTCCGGGGTCGTACACGATTACAGACAACGATTGGACCATCTTTAACTTCAACGATTATGCCTACTTCTTCCAGCGTGGATACGAGCCTTTGGTGTACAGCAACAGTCTAGGTGCAGTAACCAAGATGTCCAGTGTATCTGGTGCGTCAGTTACGTCTGCACAGTACTCTCACGAGGCTATTGGTGCTTACGGTCGTGTATGGTGCGTAGGTAACGCTAGTGACGACAACACGATTTACTGGTCTGACTTACTGATAGGACACGATTTCTCTGGTGGGTCTAGCGGCTCTATCGACGTATCCAAAGCGTGGCCTAACGGGTTTGACAAGGTTGTGGCTATTGCTGCACACAACGGACTGCTTGTGGTGTTTGGTGAAAACAACACGTTGGTCTACGCTGGTGCAGAGAGTCCTGCAACTATGGCTATACAAGATACAATTCCTGGAGTTGGTTGTGTAGACAGAAAGAGTGTACAGAACATAGGAACAGACTTGTTGTTCTTGACACAGACAGGTCTTAGGAGCTTGGGACGATCTATTCAAGAGAAGTCCTTACCTATTACCGACTTGAGCAGAAACATCAAGCAGGAACTGATTGCTAACACTTTGGCTACAGCAGAGTCGGTTAGTACGGTGTACAGTCCTGAGAACTATTTTTATCTTCTGTGCTTTCCTGACCTCAACCTCGTGTACTGCTTTGATGTACGAGGCACACTGGAGAACGGTGCGTACAGGGTAACACGATGG